AGGTTGCATCTATTATTGACGCCATACCATTACAAACATTTAATCCGAGTGACTGGACATTTGGTAGTGGTTGGACAGAATTAAGCGGCACATTGTTTGCCTCTGCAGCAAGTGGCACTGCGCAGTATAATCCGGAAAACATTGTTAGTGGTAAATATTACTACGTTAAAATAAAAGTAGATTTAACGAGCGGAGAATTACGTTTGCGTTTAGGTGGAGTTACTAAAACAATAACATCATCTGGAGATTATGAATATAAAATATTTACTACATCTACACAAAAGTTTATTTTAGATTCTGTATCAACTCCAAAAGTTACTGCAACAATAACAGGATTGCAAGTAAAAAAGGAAAATAAATACTTAAAGAGAAATATAACTTTTACAAATGGTTTTAATTTTCAACTAACTGCTGCAACTTGGGAATCATCTTTTTATGAATGGGAATTTAACACAGATGTAATTACACAAGATGGTACAGAAATTATAAATAAAACTATTTCATTTGATACTTTAGCAATACCAGAGACAGGAGAATATATTTGGGAGATGCGATTGAAAGAGGTAAGGGATGAGGCAGGCACAGATATAAAAGCAGATTACACGATTGAATATTATTTGACTAATAATTATTTAGAATTTATTCCGGATGGCACACTGCAAGGTCAGGCAGATATAAAGGAATTTGGTAACGATAATGACGATAAGTCAAGTGTGAGTTATGATGTTGATACCTATTTAGGAGATGGGCCTTCTGCGACTACGACTGGCGCATTAAGAGTGCTAAATGCAAGCGGAGAATATATAGTAAGTGATGGTTGGAAGTTTGGCAATGTAGGAACGGCTAAACCGATTAGTCAGTTATTGATTAATGAGGTTATTAAAGGTCAGTTAACCCCAAGGCTGCGCATGGTTGATATGCCATTCCAGAATCTTAGTTTAGACCAGCCTTACCTACCACATTTATCAATAGAATATTCTTCTGGTTATTACGTTTTTGAAAGAGGTAGTTATGACCTTAACACTGATATTTGGAATGGTGATTATTATAAAATAGAATACTAATGCCAAGTTATACAGAGAGAGTAATTTTGTCTAAGCCAAACGACTTTAATAATATTCCTAATAACGCTGGGAGTGGAGGAGTAGTAAGTAGCAATGTAACTGAAACAATAAACAATGTAACGGTTAACGGCAGTAATGTATCTATTTTTAATCAAGAGTTTCTTGATACAACATCTGCTATTTTAACATGGACACAGAATAGCGGCAAGTTGCCGACAACTAATTTATTAGCAGCTATCCATGTTTACCAGAATGGTCAGAAATTAGTCGATAGTCAATATTCTATTACACTACCTGCTACTATTACCATAGATTCTAACACACATTACGATGGAAGTAATTACATTGTATTTGCAATAAATATAAACTAATGGAACAAATACCTACACCTAAGAAAGAAAGAAAGTTTTTAAAAGCCATTGGGCGCGTTGCAGGTGTTTTAGTGCAAGAGCTCGCACTTGGTTTAGGAAGAAAATACATAGGTAAAATGATAAACAAAATTAAGATTTCAAAGAAAAGAGAAACACTATCCTTTCTCCTCCTCCTCTCCTGCACCTTTGCCTTTGCCCAGTATCCAGCAACGGGGAACAAACAGAGACTTGGTTATCAGACTACGGGAGATGGTCTTGTTTTTAGGGGAAGGTCAAACGATACAACGGCTTTAAAACCTTCTACTTTAAATAATGCCTACCATTTATTTGACACAGTTAACAATGTCTTATTTAGCTACATAAAGACTAAAGGAGGATGGCAATTTAATAATGCAGACACAGTCATTGTAAACAACAATTTTTCACAGCCTGTTGACTCATTATTTTTTAAAACAAGTGTATCTCCAAACAATGTGGACACTGCTAAAATGCGATGGGATTCGGAGTTAGGTACAGTGGTTTTAGGAATGTATGACCAAGTGCCAAATGAGTTAGGCTTTAAAAACTTTTGGCTTGTCAAAAATCAAACAGGCTCAACTATTACAAAAGGCAGCATCGTGTATGCCAATGGAACGGTTGGTGCAAGTGGAAGAATAACAGTTGCAAAGTTTATAGCCAATGGCACAATAGATGCCAAATATTTATTAGGAATAACTGCTCATGATTTAAGCAACGGTGAAGACGGCTACGTTATTTCATTTGGAAAAATAAGAAAGGTTAACACCGATACCTTTTCGGCTGGTGCAATCCTTTACCCTTCTCCAACTACGGCAGGTGTTTGGACAGACGTTGAGCCAGTTGCGCCAAACATTGATATGCCAATAGGCTTTTGTATTAATTCTCATGTAAATAATGGCACAATATCAATAAGAGTGGCATCGGGTTATGCATTGCATGAGCTTCATGATCTTGCTATTATTTCACCGGTTGAAAAATCAAGTTTATATTATACAGGTGGATTATGGCGCGATACAACTGCTGCATTGTTGGTCAGTGACACGGCTTCTATGCTTACAAATTATTTGCGTACAGGTGTTGCGGCTTCGACATACCAAACAAAGCTAACTAACCCAATAACAGGTAGTGGTTCAACATCTTATGTACCATTTTTTACAAGTAGTAGTAATATTGCACCAGGTTTATTGTATTGGAATAATGGTGTTTCGCCAAATAGATTTTTTACAAGTGATTATGATAAAAATATTCTTACAAATAATGTTGAAATAGGAGGTACATTAGTTGTTACAGGTGCTATAACAGGTCCAAGTGGAATAACAATATTTAATAAAAGCAGTTTTGGGAATGTAGGTGTAGGTGGAGATTCAATGATTGTAAATGGATTTTTAAAATTAAATAATCGTTATCCATCAGCGACTGCTATAAATAGAATTGTTGCTTTTAATACTGATAATAGTGTATTAGGTGAACTAAACCTTAGTAATTTATTTAATGTAGTAAATTCTGGAGTAGGTGCATATACCCAAACATTAAATATTAAAAGTGCATCTACAACACAAGTTGGTGTAATTGATACATCTTCTCAATCTTTTTTTGGAAATAAAACATTTACATCTAATATTACTTTAGAAAATGATGTTGACAATAGGTCTGGTTATTTACGAAGAGGTTATGTTACTGTAACTAATGCAACTTATACTGTGGCTGATAATGTAACATGGATAATTTGCAATAGATCTGGAGGCACAATAACATTAACATTACCAAATGCCTTAAGTAATGATGGTAGAGAATTACACATAAAAAATATTACAACTAACTCTGTAATATCCAATGCATCTAATGTAGTTGAATTAGCAGATAATGCTGCTACGACTAATATTTTAGCAGCAAGTAAAGATGGCGGATGGGCAACATTAGTCAGCAATGGTTCTAACTGGGTTATAATGCAAGCAAACTAAAACTATGAAATCAATAATACTAAAACTTTTTTACCAAGGCTACGAGTTCATTGCCTTCTCACTCTGCTGCGGCTTTGTTGCCTCGTTCTTTATACCTATTAAGGGATTCTTGTTGTTTGTAATATTTGTTGTTTTTTCTGACACATTTACTGGAATCCTTGCGGCTAAAAAAAGAAAAGAGACCATAACAAGCAAAGGGTTATATCGAACATCGCAAAAGATACTGACTTATTTCTGTGGTATAATGATATTTCACGGAGCAAGTATAACTTTTGGGCTACCTTCGCAGATTGTTTATAGTGTTAGCTTTCTAATATCATTTACAGAACTTTACAGTATTTCTGAAAATATAAAGTCAATAACTGGAGTAAACATTGGAACGGCTATTTTAAAATTCATTAAAAAATAATATTATGCAGACTAATTTAAAAGAGGTTTTAAAAAGCGCAGACACAATAAAGTCACCTTTGGGCGACATTAGTTGTTACGCTTTTAATTTTGCGGAGCTATCTCAAGAGATTTCAGTCTTTATTAGCCAAGATGGAAAGAAGGTTAAATTCACATGGCGCGAATATATCCAACTTGCTCAAATTATTTGGGACAAAATTAAGGAGACATCACGCGAATGTGCAGGTAAAGAGATAGAGGTAAAACTCCCTCCAAAATTATCAATCGTAGGCGCAGCTTTTGCACTCATCGGCTTTAAATTATAGGCGCAGAGAATCGCTACCTTAGTGCCAAGGGGATAGGATTAATTTCTTATCCCCTTAAAAATATAAAATATGAAAGCAAATGATTTTTTAATATGCCTTGATGCCGGGCACGGTGGCATGAGAAACGGAACGGGGCCAGAGAAATACGTTACCTATCCTTCAAAGTGCTATCAACATCGCACAGGCAAATTTCATTCCTATGGATGGTTTTTCGAGGGAGTGTTTAATCGCTCATTAGCTAACTATTTGGAGCAGTACCTTATTGACTATGGCTTCCAAGTAAAAAAGATATATGAGCCTATTAATGACACAACATTGAATAAACGCTGCCAACTTGCCACATCCTACGCATCTGTGGCTAAACACTCTATCCTTGTTTCCATTCATGGCAATGCTGCCTCACCTACTGCCAGAGGTTGGGAGATATTTACATCACCAGGACAAACCAAGTCGGATATTCTTGCAACGTGTATTGGTGAGCAGGTAAAGAGTAGTACACCAGGCTGGGTGCATAGAGCTGATTATTCCGATAATGATTTAGACAGAGAGGCAAGGTTTCAAATGCTTACCGGTGTATCTATGCCTGCTGTGTTGTCGGAGAATGGATTCTTTACTAATTATTCTGATGCTGGATTAATGATAGATGTTAATTGGCAACAGAGTATTGCTAAAGCGCACGCAAAGGGCA